CGTCCGAAGCGGGGCGGCACACGATATCAACAGAGGAAACAAGGTGGAACGCGGTGATCGGCCGCGCGTCTCTGGCGCCGTCGGGTTCGCCAACGGTGACCCACACATCGGCGCTCAGGCCGATGTTGAGCGCAGGCTTGTCGGCGGATTGGTCCGCGACAACCTCGTCGATCAACCGTTGCAGCCAGTTGGCTGCGGGGGTGGACTTCAGCACCAGGGTGCCAACGATAGCTTGGCGGACGGGATCGTAGGCCACATCGGTGAAGATGCCGGCCAGTTGTTCGATGCGCTGCTGCCAGCCATGGTTGATATAGGCGTCGATGTTGGCGAACTTGGCCGCGTCGCGCTCCAGCACATCGCCAGTGACATAGAGGCCATGGCCGATCAGATCGCCCGCGGCCAGCAAGGTGCAGGCGTAGCGGCGGGTGGAGTTGGCGGACAGGGCAAGGGGAGCAGGGGCGGAGAGTTGGAATTGGTGCATAGGGGCGGTGTCATCCTCAGCCATCAGCATACAGTTGCAATGGGGGTGAGCCGGGTGCAGGCTCTCCCACGCCTCCAGCGGTCGCACCTGGCCGTTGTAGGTTGCGCAGGTCGCACAGGGGCGGTCGCCGGTGGCAATCCAGCGGTAGAGGGTCATGGTTGCGTCTCCTCAGGGCGCGGCGTCTGTGGCTCCGGCGGCGCGGTGTGCGGGATCGCGCCATTGGCGCCGGCGCCCAAGAGCGCGTCGATCTCCTCGCGGTCGAGGATCTCGCCCGCAAAGCGGAAAGCCAGATCCACCGTGCGGCGGTGCAAGTCATCGGTGAGCGGGATGCCAGCTTGGCTCAGTTGGCCGCGCAGCTCGCTCAGCATGCCGACGATCTCGCGGCCGGCCGTGGCAAGAGCGCCATTGTCGGAGCGCACGATCTCAGGCAGGCTGACGCTCAAGTCGGCATAGGTGCATGCGCGCGGGGGGCGGGCTTGGTGGACACGCCAGTGTTCATAGGCGTGCAGCGTGAGGTCCACCAGCATTTGCGCAAAGGTCTGCTGGCGCTGGCGGTAGTGGCGGGCCGTGACGTCGTTCTGCGCCTCGGCCGTGGCCAGGTTGGTGCCCTCGGCCTCGGAAAGCATGTGGAGAGGAACCCCTGCACCCGAGGCCACCATGTAGCGGATCGCCTTGCCGTCTGACGCGACGTCACGTGCGGCAATGGCAGGGCTCTTCATGTCCCACTCCTCTCCTTCGTCATGCACGATGATCGAACCGGGCTCCGGAGGTCGGGCATACTGGGTCTGTTTGGCGGCGATTTTGTTGGAGGGCACGCGCACGAACCACAGCCAAACGCGCGAGGCCCAGTTAATGCGCACGCGGTCTTCTAGCCATCGGCTGTAATGCCGCAGCCAGGGGAGGATTGGCGCCAGGTCCGACTCGCCACGCGTGCAGCCTACAGGCCTGTTGATCGCGTAATGGAGCATGAGTTGGGTAGCGGTGGGGGCGTCGTGCGCGTGGGGGCCAGTCCACCATGTGCCCTCTGGATCGGTCACGCCGCCGCGGTGATAAGCGGTCTCGCTCTCGTAGTCGCCTGGCAGCCACTGGATGCCGTCGATCTCAGAGGCCGGGACCATGCGGACATAGCTCATCCCATCGGCCGCGCGGTTGAGCACCGGGAACAGTTCGCCTGAGCGGGTCAACTCATCGCACCAGGCCGGCAAGCGGCCGGGCAGGTTGTTGAGGGGATGATACCAAAAGCGGGTGATGAAGCGCTGCATCGGTTGGTAGTCGCTGGACAGGGTGATGCCATCGGCCACTACGTAGCCAGAGGTGAGGCGGACGATCTGGCGCGCCAGGGGGTTTTTGCGCCAGGCCTCCAGCGCATCGGTGAATTGCTGGTACAGCTCGGGCCATGGGGTATCAAGGGGAGTGGCGTGCAGGGACGTCCAGCCGGGCGAGTCGTCGACCGTGGCGCTGACGCTCAGCAGGGAACGGCGCGCGGCTGGGGAGATACGCAGGACAAAGCGCGCCAGTGGGTTGAGTTGGTCCTTGATCTCCTCGTAGCGTTGCAGAGCAGCCAGGTCACTCATAGCGCGATCCTCCGGCGACTGCTCAGGTCATCCAGCCAGGCGCGCAGATCCGCCAGTGCAGCCAGCGCATCGGCGCATTCGGCCGCGCTGGCCTGGTAGCGGTGCGCGCCGGTGCGGGTGAAATGCTCGAGCCGGTCAAGATGAGCCTCGGCCTCGGCCAGGGAGCCGGGCTTGATGAGGGGTGCTACCATGTGCTGTCATCCTCCAGGGGGTCAACGGCTGCGATGACCGTGCTCTTGGCCTGTCCCCAGGGCTGGCTGTCCAGCACACTGGCCAGGGCCGCGCTCAGGACCCAATCATCATGGACCAGGTCGCCGGTAGCCGGGTCGCGGGTGCCATCGGGGACCGACCAGCGCAGCTGGTTGTGCTCGCGTGCCTCGTAGGTGACAAACTCCAGTTGGCGGAAGAACTCGGTTTTGTCCGCATCCTCGGCGTTGTGATCCTTCAGCCGGCCCGTTTCCACCAGGGCGATCAGGTCCCAGCCCAGTTGGCTCTTGGTCGTCGAGGAGAAGACAAAGGGGATCAGGCGGCCAGGGGGCAGGGCGGTCACCAGGAAGCTCGCCAGCCCTTCGCCTACGCCCGTGGCGTCGATCACGGTATAGAGCGGTTGCCAGTGGTCGATCTGGGCGCGCAAGGAACCGTACAGGTTGCGGTGGGGGACGTTGGTCCAGCCCTTGCGCGCGACGATGCGGTACGAGGGTTTTGCAATCAGGCTGTCGGCCACGGTGGCGAGGTCGATCTCGACCACAGTCAGGCTGGTGCTGTCCCGACCGGTCTTGACCAGTTCGCCGATCTCCTGCGTAGCTGCTTCGTCGGCGCCGGCGACGTCGATCAGCAGCGCATAGAGCCGGCCAGGCTGGGGGCCGGTCTGGGGCGGGTGCTGGCCTTCGAGCAGCGCGCGCCGCGCGGGCGGGAACATGCCGCCCTCGGCGTCGATCTCCTCGCTATAGAACTGGGTGCGGATCAGGGGATGGTTGCGGCCCAACTTGGCAACCTGGCCGGCGACGAATGCGCCGTACTCTGGCACTTCGGCCGCCACGTCGTCGGCGGTCAGCACGAAGGTTCGGCGGCGGCCGTCTCGCTGTTCGGCGTCTCGGGCGGTGCGCAGCTCGCGCGCCAGCAAGGTGCGGCTGGTCCAGGCCGTGCCCCAAAAGACTTGGGTGGCGTTGGTGGACGCGGCCATCGGTGCAAAGTCTTTGTCCCACTTTGCGGGGCGCACGTCTTGCGCCTCGTCACACTCCAGCAGGGTCTTGGCTGTGGCGCCCACCACGTTGGCCGAAGGATCGCCGGAGAAGAAATAGCAGCGCGACGCGCCGGGGCTATCCCCGACCTCGAAGATGTAGCCCTCGCGCTTGCGGTAGCGGTCCTTGGTGAGCAGGTTCTCGGACAGGATCCGCTCTAGCCGGCGCATCGCGTTGAGAGACTGCGGCCGCCAGGTGGGAGAAGCTTTGACGATTTCGCCGTGATGTTGGGAGGTGAGCATAAGCAGATAGGCCTCGATCTGTCCTTGCAGCTCATTCTTGCCCGACTGGCGCGGGAACATGACAACGAAAGTGAGCCCGCGCTTGTGGATGACACTGTCCACAATCGCGCGCGCCACAGGCAGTTGGTAGTTGCGCAGGGTGATATGGCCGGCGTGCTGGGCGAACAGTGCAATGTCTCGGAGAATGGCCTTGATGGTGTCTATGAGATAGGGCATGGCCTAGCACAATCCCCACTCCTCCGCGATGTCACGGATTGCGGCGTCAAGGCTGGAATTCCAGCCCTGCGTGAGACAGGTCTCGCCTAGTGGGCAATCCTCGCAGTCGCGTGAAAACGCATGCAGTTGGCGCAACGCGGCGCCTAGAGAATGAGCCATCTGGGCCGCGCGGTCGGCCTGGAGGCGTACGCGGCAAGTTGTTGGAGGTGGAGCCGTCACAGCTGGAGCTCCCGAGCAATGGCCGTGAGAGCGTCACCGATTGCGCGCGCCGTGTCGCTGCCTGTGTCAGGTGAGATCAGTCGCTTGGTGCGCAGCAGGGTGGCCAGGGTGGTCGACGCGCGGCCGGCGGTGTCCAGCAGGCTGGCCGCCTCGTCGTAGGTCAAGTCACGGTCGGCCGCGAGCTGCATCACGCGGCGAAAATGCACGCGCATGGCGTGGATCTCGTCATCGATCCCGGCCGTCATCAGGGTTTCTAGGTCGGACAGTTCAGCGGGGTCGAACACTGCCGCGTAGAAGCCGTGCTTGAGTGCGTTGCAGTTCTTGGGCTGAGCGCCGCGCTTACGGGATGGGGTGGCGGGTGCGGGATCGGTGGAGGTG